GCAAGAAGATCGAGAAGATTTACATCGACGAGCGGGACATGAGCGAGGGCAATGCCGCCCGGTTCAACATCCTGTGGTCGAACGTCGAGACCCTGCGCCCGGCGGTCTATATGCAGACGCCCAAGCCTAAGGTGAAGCGCCGGCATCGGGACCGTGACCCTGTGGGGCGGCTCACGTCGGCCATCCTTGAGCGGGCGCTTGTCACGACCTGCGAGCTGTATGACTTCGATGCTGCGGTCGACAGCGCTGTGCGGGACCGCCTTGTGGTCGGTCGCGGCCAAGCGTGGGTGATGTACACGCCGGAAATTGTCGGCGAGGGCGATCAGCAGGACGTGGCCTATGAGGCCGCCGAGTGCGTGTATGTGCCCTGGACCGACTTTCTGCACGGCCCGGCCAAGCAATGGCAGGACGTGCCATGGGTGGCGCGGCGGACGTGCATGGGCCGGCGCGAGCTGGCCAAGTGGGTGCAGGAGCGCGGGCTGCAGGTCAATCTGCAGGCCATCGAGATGGATTACGGCGTCGAGAACCGGCGTGACGGCGAAGGCAAACAGAGCCAGGCCCAGATTTGGGAGATTTGGGATAAGCAGGGCGGCACGGTCATCTACCTTGCGCCGGGGTCGAACGAGCATGCGCTGTTAGGGCAGGTTCCGCCGCCGCAGCGCTTCGCTGGCTTCTTCCCGTGTCCGAAGCCGCTGCTCGGCACCACGACAGCGGACAACATGCTGCCGGTGCCTGACTACGTCATGTATCAGACGCAGGCGCAGGAGCTGAACCGCATCACGGCGCGGATCGGGGCGCTGCAGAAAGCGCTGAAGGTCGTCGGCGTGTACAACGGCGACAACGAGGCCATTGGCCAGCTGTTGGCCGGCACTGAAAACGAGATGATCCCGGTGGCGAACTGGGCGATGTTCGCCGAAGGCGGCGGCGCTCGGGGCAACATCGAGTGGTATCCGGTCGAGCAGGTCGTCTCGGTCATCCAGAGCCTGTATCAGCAGCGCGAGCAGGCCAAGCAGACGCTGTATGAGGTGTCGGGCCTGGGCGACGTGCTGCGGGGCGTCAGCGATCCGAGCGAGACGGCCACGGCGCAGGGCATCAAGGCGCAATGGGGCAGCCAGCGGGTCAAGCGCTTGCAAAAGGACGTGCAGCGCTTCGTGGTCGATCTGCTGCGCCTCAAGGCCGAGATTTTGAGCGAGGCGGTGCCGTTCCAGCAGTTGCTGTCGATGGCGAGCATCGACCAGGAGGTGTTGAGCCGTTACGCGCCGCAGGGCCAAGAGATGGCGATCCTGATGCAGGTGCAGCAGCTCCTGCAGGGCGATCTGGTCCGCACGTTCCGCATCGACATCGAGAGCGACAGCACGCTTGAGCCTGACCAGCAGCAGGAGAAGCAAACGGCGGTCGAGTTCGTGACGGCGATGAGCCAGTACCTTGAGAAGGCGGCCCCGGTCGCGGCGCAAGGGCCTGAGGTGGCGAAGATGGTCGGCGAGCTGTTGCTGTTCGCCGTGCGGCGCTTCGACAAGGTGGATCAGCTGGAGCAGGTGGTGGAGCAGGCGGTGGAAGCCGCGGCGAAGCCGAAGCCGCCCGCGCCGCCGGATCCGCAGACCGTGAAGGCGCAGGCCGAAGCCGAGATGGGCAAGGCTGAGCTTCAGCTGAAGACGCAGCAGATGCAGATGGACGCCGCTATGGCGCAGCAGAAGGCGCAGAGCGATGCGGAGCTTGAGCGGGAGCGCTTGGCTCTGGACCGCGAGAAGCTGCGCCTTGAGGCATTGAAGCTGGATCTGGAGCGGCAGCGCTTGGAATGGGAACGAGAGCGGGGAACGGCGGAGATCGTGACGAAGCGTGAAGCGACGGCGATGCGGCAGGGGCCGCCCGTATGAGCCATCGCATTGTGTGCATCGTCCCGTCTGGCGGTGTGCCTGTGACGCTGGTTCCTGATGGGCCGCCGGCTTTGGCCGTGGCGGACGGGCCGCCGGTGACGGTGGTGAGTTCTGGCGCGCCGCCGATCTGCGTTGTGAACGGCCCCGGCACGACATCGCCAAAAGAGATTTTTTCGCGCAGTGGGCTGTTCATCGTTGCGCGTGATGGATCAGAGATAGTGGGACGCTAAGCCATGACCACGATGAACATCTATGACATGGCGGATACGTGGAACGCAGGCGGCACCACGTTCACGGCCATCAAAATGAATGTCACCGACACCGCCTCCGCAGCGGGCTCCCTGTTGCTGGACTTGCAGGTGGGGGGGACGAGTCAGTTTAAGGTGAGCAAAGGCGGGCGCGTCACGGCGCAGACCCTCACCATCGGCCTAGGCGGCCAGACGGTTGTCGCAACGAACACCGCACTTGGGTTTGAGGCGCTGCATAGCGCGAGCCTGACGGGAACGAATAACGTAGGCGTCGGGTATCGGGCGCTGCTAAGCAACACCACGGGCGGCAACATTAGCGCGGTGGGGATGAACGCGCTCTACTCGAACACCACAGGCTCCGACAGCGTTGCGGTGGGAACGAACGCGCTCTTCTCCAACACGACGGGCTCCGACAGCGTCGCGATAGGAACTGGCGCGCTCTACTTTAACACCACGGTCAACCAGATGACGGCTGTTGGTGTTGCGGCTTTCAACAAAAACACGACAGGAGACCAAGGCGTTGCGGTTGGTTATTTGGCCGGACGGGACCAAACAACTGCAACACGGTCAACATTGGTAGGCCATAGCGCAGGCAGCAAAATCACGACAGGTGCAGCTAACACAATCTTTGGCGCGCAAAGCGGAATAAACATTACAACAAGCGAACAAAACGTCGCTTTTGGCAGTTACACGCTAAACGGTGCGGCAGGAAACAACAATGTAGCTGTTGGCAATGGCGCGCTGAACGTGACAACGGGGGCGAACAATATAGCGTTAGGGTTTAACGCCGGAAACGCTTTGTCATCAGGCGGCTCTAATATTGTGATTGGCGCTAGCATCGAGCTAGATAGCAATACAGCGTCAAACCAAATCAACATCGGCGGCCGCTACTTCCACGACCGCATCCGCCTGCTTGAGCGCACAAGCGACCCCGCCAAGCCCGCAGAGGGCAATGTGGTGATTTGGATGTCAGATGGCACAGGTCTCGGCGATGACGGCGATATCATGATCGGCAGCACTGCGGGCGGCGTGACCAATTACGGCACGCTCTTTGACCACAGCGGAGGCACATTATGGCCATAGATAATCCGACACCGGAAGAAATTGCACGCCACTACTCAGCGATGCTCGACAGCGTGACCCTGATCAACAGCCTCGTGCCAACCACGGACGCGGATGATCTCGACACGCTTGACCGCAATGTTCGTCACCTTGAGCAGATGCTGCTCAACGACTGGTGGGCAGGCTATGACCTCGCACCGATCAACGCAGCAATCACAGCAGGCAAGCAATGACACTCGACCTCACCCCCGCTCAATTCCAAACCCTCGCTGGCCTGCTTGACGCAGCGATCAAAACCCTCGGCATCCGCGCGATGGAGGATGACGTGGTGGACCTGATGCAAGCCGTGAAGGCCGCGGCGCAGGCCGAAGCGCAACCGCAGCCGATGGACGAAGCGGCATGAGCGCTGAGGTCTTCGCCATGCTCCTGACATGGGTTATCGGCCTGTGCACCGGCTACAACCTCGCTCATGTCGTCATGGTCCTGCGGCGGCGGTGATGCGTTGGCGCGACCTGATCCCGCAGCGGCGCTGATCGCCGCAGGGCTGGCGAGGGCCAACGCGTGAGGCGCTCTTATCGGCTGTGCCGGCATTGCGGCGACCTACATCAGCTGGGGCGCTGGCCGGACAACTGCAAAGACGAGGCGCCGCAACGCAGCGATCATGCCGCGCCCTTCGTGGTGCGCGACACGCTGCCGGGCGGGGTCAACGGCCTCTACCACCACGCGGCGCTGCGCAAGTTCGACAGCAAGGCGGCGTATCGGCAGGCCACCAAGGACGCGGGCTGCATCGAGATCGGCAACGAGTACGCGGCGGCCAACACGCGGCGCTCGGTCGACATCGACGACCGCGTCATCGAGAGCGGCGTCAACGAGGCGCTGCACCAGCACGGCATCAGCTCTGAGAGCGATATGGGAAAACTGCAATGGTCCGTGACACCGACGACGACCTGACCGGCGTGGAAGACGACATTGGCGCGCTTCTGGACGAAGCGAACGAGGGGCGCGAGGCGCCCGAGCGCCAGTACAACCGCGACGAGGTCGGCAAGTTTGCGCCGCGCCCCCGGGAAGAAGCGCCCGCGCCGGCGCAGGCCGCGCCCGCTCAGGCGCCGCAGGAGCCGCCCTGGAAGCCGGTGTGGTACAAGGACGATTACGGCGACTGGTCGAAGCTGCCGGAGCCCCTGCGCCAAGCGCTGCGGGAGCGCGAGCAGGGTATTGAACGCAAGCTGCAAGAGGTCGGCGGCCCGGCCAACAACTGGCGCCAGCTTGAGCAGATGCTTCAGCCGTGGCAGCAGCAGCTGCAACAGGCGGGCGTGCAGCCGGCGGAGTACTTTGCGCAGCTGCACCAGGCGAACGAGTTCCTGCTTCAAGACCCGGTGCGCGCTCTGGCGTGGCTGGCGCAAGAGAACGGCGTCGACTTGGTCGATTTCGCCCAACAGGTGCTCGGGCAAACGTCGGCGGGACGTGACCCGACCGTCGCTTACCTGAAGCAGCAGGTGGAGCAGCTGGAAGACCAGCTGCACAGGGTCAGCACGACGCAGCAGAGCTTTACACAGGCGCAGCAGGCCGCGCGGGACGCGGCGCTGCGCGACGAGGTCGAAACGTTCGGCAAGGATAAGCCGCACTTCAGCGAGTTGAAGCCGGTCATGGCCCGGCTTCTGCAAGCGGGAGAGGCACACGATCTGCCGAGCGCTTACGAGAAGGCCGTTTGGCTACACCCGGACGCTCGGGAGCGCATCCTTCAGGACCAGCGCCGCACGAATGTCAGCCGGGCCAGGGCCCAGGCCGTGAGCCCGCGGGGCGCCCCGATTGCGGGGGGTCGCGCATCAAACGGAGCCCGCCTGTCGTTAGAAGACGAGATCGCAGGTCTCATCGACGGGCTGCAATAAGGATTAACCCACCATGGCAAGCCTGAATATCGGGCAGGTGGTTGCGACGACGCTGCGCAACCGCATGCCGGACATTGTCGACAACATGAGCGACAACGTCCCGTTCTATAACCGCATCCGCCAGCGCAAGAACATGAAGCTGGACGGCGGCCGCGACATCGTCGTGCCTCTCGAGTACGAAGAAAACGGCGCGTTTCAGTTCTACAGCGGCTACGAGACCTTGAACGTCTCGATCAACGACATCATCGACGCCGCTGTGTTCGATTGGAAGCAGGCCGCTGTGCCTGTGTCCTTCTCGGGCCTTGAGCTGCTGCGCAACAACGGGCGCGAAGCGGTCATCAAGATCGCCGCGGCGAAGGTGAAGAACGCTCAGCGCACCTTCACCAACCGCATGGGCGCCCAAGTTCACGCTGACGGCACTGGCTCGGGCGGCAAGGAGATCGGCGGCCTCGGCCTGCTGGTGCCCACCACCGTGACCAACACCGTCGGCGGCATCGACGCGAACGTGAACACGTTCTGGCGGTCGCAGGTGTTCGACTTCTCGACCATCATCGGCGCCACGACCAGCTCGGCGACGATCCAGAACGGCATGCGGCGCATGTATTCGAGCCTCATGCGCAACTCGGATCGGCCCGACCTGGTCCTCGCGTCTTCGACCTATTACGACATGTACTGGGGCAGCCTCACGGCGATCCAGCGCATTGGGGAGCCGGGCGAAGGTCGGGGCGGGTTCGAGAGCCTCAAGTTCGTGAACGCGGACGTGGTGAACGAGGGCGGCGTCAGCGGCCCGATGGCGGAAAGCGCGGTCGCAAACGCCACCATGTTCATGCTGAACACGAACTATCTCGGCCTCATCACGCACAGCGACCGCAACATCGAGGTGGTCGGCGGCGAACGCCAGTCGATCAACCAAGACGCGACGGTCCAGTTCATGATGTGGGCGGGCAACATGTACATCTCCAACCGCCAGCTCCAAGGCAAAGGGGTCGAGTAATGGCTAACACGCTTTTGGGGGTGGATCTCACCGACACCCCGACCGCGCTCAACAACACCGCGTTTGAGCAGCAGGGACACGCCCTTGGCACGGTCCATGTGGATCATCGCGGCTACCGCTGGATGTATGTCCGGGCGGAAGGCGCGTTGGCCGTGGGGACCGTGGTCGCCATCGACGAGCTGTTCGACGCCCGCCCAATCACCAAGGCGTTGGCTGATGCTGGTGAGAAGATCGGGGTGTCGCAGGTCGTCGCGGCGGACGAGGATTTCTGCTGGGTGCTGATCTACGGCATCGGGCAGGCTCTGGTTCTGTCGTTGTGCGCGGCGGACGTGGCGCTGTACACCTGCGCGACGGCGGGGTCGCTTGACGACGCCTCGGCCTCGCAGACGCAAATCCGGGGCATCGTCCTCACGACGGCCCGGGGCGGGACGGACGGCCTTGCGCCGTGCCGGCTCACCACGGAACCGTTCTCGCTTTGATAGGCAACCGGGAGGGGTCGGCGTTCGCGTCGGCCCCTTTCCAATGAAGGGCTGAACATGTTCAACGATTGGTCGCAACCTTACAGCCATCTTGACCCGGGCGAGCCGCAGCAGAACGTGCTGATCGTGCGGTTTCGGGAGGGTGCGGAGCTGAATGAGCGCCTGTCGCAACACGGGGTCGCGCAATATGACCGCGTCATCCAGGCCGAGGTGATGGCCATCGGCCAGAAGAACAGCAAGCCGATCTATGAGGTCGAGCGGCTGCGGCCGGACGGCACCAAGCGGGGCGACGCGCATTTTCAGCGCCGCTTCGCGCGCATCTACGCCTTGTGGAAAGAGAAGCAGGAGCCGGCGGTGTCGGGGACGCCGCTGGAACACTGGCCGATGTTGGGCGACATGGCGATGCTGCGCACGCTGAAGGACGCCAATATCTACACCGTGGAGCAACTGGCCGAGATCGGCGACCATGTGCATGAGGCGGTGCGCGGTCCGAGCCGGGCGCTGCAACAGAAGGCGCGCATTTGGCTGGAAGAGGCCCAAGGCGCCGGCGGCGTGGCGCGAGTGGCAGCCGAGAACGCCAACCTGCAAGAGCAGGTCAAAGCGCTGCAGGCGCAAATGGCCGACCTGCTGCGCAGCCAGAACACACCCGGCTTCGACAAGCCCAAGCGCCGCGGCGCAGGGCGCGCGGTTGAGGCGCTGATGGACGATGACGAGGCCGCCCTGTGACGCTGAAAACGGCGATCAACGAAGTGCAGCGCCTGTGCTCGCTGCCCGTCACGTCGGCTGTCGTCGCGGACGGGCAGGAGAGCCAACAGCTGCTCTGGTCGCTGGCGAACCGCGAGGCGCGAGATGTGATCCGGCGCCATGCCTGGCCGCAGCTGCGGCGGGAGCACACGTTTACGTCGAACACGGCGAGCTTGCAGACCAACGGGCGGCCTGCCAACTTTGAGCGCATCATCGCCGGCACGTTCTGGAACCGGGCGTCGGATCGTGAGCTGATGGGGCCGCTTGAGGCGACGGAATGGGCGCTGGCCTATGGCGAGCCGTTCACGAGCGCCATTCAGCAATACTGGATGCTGCGCCATGACGGCCTGCACATCTTCCCCGTCCCGACGGCGGCGGAAGCGATGGCCTATGAATACCAGATGACGACGCCGGTCTTGGCGGCGGACGGAACCACGTTCCGCCGGCAGTTCGAGGCCGACACCGATACGTATGTGCTCGATGAAGAGCTGCTGATCCTGGGCGTGACTTATCGCTTTCTGAAGCAGAAGGGCCTGGACTACGCCGAGGCGCTGCGGGATTACGAGCTTGCGCTGTCCACGGCCATTGGGTCGGCGAAGGGAGCCAAGATCATCAATCTGGCGCCGGAAGAAGCGGATGTGCCGCTGCCGCTGATCCCTGAAAGCGGGTACGGGCAGTGAGAACAGCGCTGGCGGGCGCCCGAGGCCCTCGCGCTCGCAATCTGCCGCGCCGTCAGTCGGGCTCGGTGACGCTGCCGGCCCCGGTTGAGGGCTTGGACAGCGAAACGCCAGTGGCGGAGTTGCCGCCCACCCGGGCGATTGTGCTTGATAACTGGGTGCCGAAGGGCGTTGCGCTGGAGATGCGCCGCGGCTCAGTCAACCATGTGACGGGCGGGACTGGCCCGGTTGAGGCGCTGCTGGCATGGAACGGCCCGTCAGGCTCGAAGCTCTGGGCGGCCATCGGCGGCGGGCTCTATGACGTGACCTCGGCAGGCTCGCTGCCGTCTGCGGCGGTGTCGGGCCTGACCAATGCGCGCTGGAAGGGTGTGAACATCACCACCAGCGGCGGGGCGTTTCTGTGGATCTGCAACGGGGCGGATGCGCCGCGGCACTACAACGGCTCCAGCTGGTCGACGCCGAGTCTGACGGTGACGACGTTCACGGCGGCGGACATCAACTACGTCTGCGAGAGCAAGCAGCGGCTGTTCTTCTGCTTCAAGAACAGCCTGACGTTTGGTTATCTGCCGGTCGACAGCATCGCCGGCACGGTAAGCAACTTCTCGCTGGGGTCGGTGTTCGGCCGCGGTGGTCGCCTGATCGCCATCGGCACGTTCACGAACGACGGCGGCAGCGGCCCTGACGATTACACCGTGTTTCTCACCTCTGAGGGCGAGGTGGCGATCTACGCCGGCTCCAACCCGGGCGACGCGACGGATTGGGGGCTTGTGGGCCGCTGGTATGTCGGCAAGCCGAAGGGCGACACGCCCATCGTGGACCTTGACGGCGACCTTGGCGTCATCACGGTCAACGGCGTGGTGCCTGTGGCGCAGGTGTTCAGCGGTCATCAGGTCGTGGAGCCGCCGCGCTATCTAACGGCGCGCATTTCGAGCCTGTTTCGCGACCAGGCCGCGACGGGCGCCGCGGACGGCTGGAGCGGGATTTATCACCCGGCGGGCGATCTGCTCATCATCAACTGCCCGGTGTCGGCGAACATCTCGGTGCAGTATGTGCGCCACCAGATCACGGGCGGTTGGACCCGCTTCACGGGCTGGAACGCCGCTTCATGGGTCGTGTTCGGCGGCGAGCTGTACTACGGCGGCCTCGATGGGACGGTGGTCAGGGCCGACACGGGCTACGCGGATCGCGGCGCGGACGTGACCGGCCTTCTGCAGACGGCGTGGACGTCTCTCGGATCTCGCGGCGTGGTCAAGCGGCTGCTGATGGCGCGGCCGGTCATCACGACGGACACGGGCGCTGCGGTGTCGCTGGTGGCGCGCACGGATTACCAAGCCACGCCGTTTCTGCCGGCCTTGTCGGCGCCGACGCTCACTGACGCGCTCGTGTGGGGCAGCGGCGTATGGGGCGTGAACCGCTGGGGCGGGCGCGATCTCGGCACGCGGCAATGGCGCACGGTGTCAGGCGTCGGGCACGTGGCTTCGCTGGTCATGCAGGCGGCATCGCGCCAGAGCCAATTTGCGCTGAACGGCATTGATCTGGTGTTTGAGGTCGGAGGGCCGGTGTGAAGGCCGTTTATGACCGCTCAGACGAGCTGGTGCGGTGGGCTGAGCAGCGCTTGGACGTGGTGCGCCACCAGGGCTTTCCGGAAGGCGCGCGCGCCATCGGCGTGCAAGCGGCGGACGGCCAGATTATGGGCGTGGTCGTGTTCCACGACTACCAGCCCGCTTATCGGACCATTCAGGTGAGCGCTGTGGCGGACGATCCGCGCTGGATGCGGGCGCGCAGCGCCTTCCAGCTGATGTTTCGGTATGCCTTCGACGTGTGCGGCGCCGACAAGATTTACAGCCTGACGCCGGCCAAGAACGGCCGGGCGCTTCGGTTTGTGTGGGGCCTCGGGTTCAAGCCTGAGGCTGTGTTGAAACGCCAGTTTGGCCGCGACGACGCTGTCGTGAGCGCCTTGTTCCGCGAGGAGTTTTATGAGCAAGCCCAGACCGCCGCCTGCGCCTGATCCGGTTGCCGTCAGCAACGCGCAGGCGACCGCGAACCGCGATGCGGCGCGCACGGAAGCGCAGCTGAACCGCGTCAACCAAGTCACGCCCTACGGCTCGGTCACGTTCTCGAACCAAGGCGACAACTGGACGCAGACGGTCACGGAAAGCGACAACCAGCGGGCTTTGCGGGAGGGCCAAGAGCGCCTTGGCATCAATCTCAACAATCTCGGCCAACAGCAAATCCAGACCGTCGGCGGCATCTTGGGGCAGCGCTTTACCCCGCAGCGCTTCAACAGCGCGCAAGCGACGGGCGGGCCTCTGGATCTGGCCCGGGCGCTTGGCGGGGAAGCCGATCTGAGCCGTTTTGACCCCACGCGGCGGCCTGAGGTGAACTTGGGGCGCTTTGATCCGACACGGCAGCTGCCGATGATGGACGCTTCGGGCTACGACCCGACGCGGCAAGACTTCGGGACCGACATTGCGGAACGGGCCTTTGCGGGCGCGACGGCGGGCATGGACCGCAGCTTTGACCGGGCGGACGAAGCGCTGCGGACGCGCATGGCGAACCAAGGCATTACGGCGGGCTCCGAGGCGTTCGGCGCGGAGCGGTCGGCCTTTGAAGAGGGCCGCGCCAATGCTTACGCCCGGGCGCTGAGCGACGCGCAGATGGTGGGCTTGAACGCCCGCGGCCAGCAGTCGGCGGAGATGGCGCAAGGCTTCGGGCAGAACTTGGCGGCCGACCAGCGCAACATGAGCGCGCTCGGCATGGGCGCGGACTTGGCGCAGATGCGTGAGCAGAACATGCTCAACCGCTTTGCTATGGGCGCGGACATGACCAACCAGCAGCGGGCGCAGCGTCTGGCCGAGCTGCTCCAGCAGCGCGGCACGAACCTTGGCGAGGCGACGGATGATTATAACCGCAACTACGCGGCCGATCTGGCGGAACGGCAGGTGCCGTTGCAGGAGATTAACGCCATTATGAACGGCGCGCCGTTGACGCCGCTCAATCCGGCGGCTCCGAGTCAGTCGAGCGTGGCGGCCCCTGATGTTCTAGGCGCCTATGATTTGCACAACACCGCCAACCAGGCGAACTACCAATCGCAGATGGGCCAGCGTAACGCCCTCATCGGCGCCCTTGGGGGCTTGGGCGGCGCGGCGATCGGCGGCTTCTTTAGCCGCGGAAGGACGGGCTAATGCCTCAACAGCCTTTTCGACCGCACACCTCGACGTATACGCCGGGGTCGTTCCTTGAACTTGCTCCTGATGTCAAAGCATCGGTGCGGCAAGGCCAGCAGGCCGTGCAGGGCCTTCTGGGCGCGCCCGCGATGCAGCTTCAAGCGCCGCAGCGCATGGTGCGCCCGCCACAGCAGGAGCTGGCGAACTACGGTCGCGCCCGGGCGCGCGGGCTTGCGGCAGCGCTGAGCAATGACGCCATGCGCCCGACGCAATCGGGCTCGTGGGTGGAGGGCTTGGCGCGCGCCCTGCAGGTCGGCATGCAGGCCCGGGCGGGCATCGACACGGCGACGCAGGAAGAGCAGGACCGGGCCAACGATCTCAACCGGGAGCGGCGGCAGGAGTACGGCGCGGCGCAGGCGGCGCAGGCCACCTCGCTGCAAGACATGGCGCGGATCCTAGCGGAGAACGGCGACCCGAACGCGGCGATGCAGATCAATGCCGGCGTCTTGGGGGCTGATGATGAGGACCGACGCGCTCGGGATCGGTCGGTTTTTGAAGCCGATTTGGGCTTTAAAAACGAAGCGCGGATGACACCTCTGATGGTTCAGCGCGAAGGCGCGATGACGCCAATCTGGGCGGAGCGGCAGACGCAGCTTGGCGGGATCGAGAACCAGCAGCAGGTGGATTTGGCAAGGGCATTGCTGCCTGTGGAAGCCGAGGGCCTGCGGCAGGAAATAGGCATCCGTCAACGGTACGCGACGCCGACTGGCGGCGGTGCTCAATCTGGCGCTCCAGCCAGCATGCCGCCAGAGTTGCGCGGCCTGTGGAATCAGTGGGAACGCAGCGGCAGCGTGCTAGAGGCGATTAATCGCGCAATGGCCCAATCGTCGGATGTTTCAACCGGCATCACAAACGCCGCGACCGGCTGGATTGGCGGCACGCCAGCGTTCGATCTCAATGCAACCGTTGACGAGATTACGTCAAACATCGGCTTTGACGAATTGCGAGCGATGCGTGCTGCGTCGCCGACTGGGGCCGCTCTTGGCAGCGTTACGGAGCGGGAACTGGCCTTGCTGCAATCGGTGATTGGGTCGCTCCGCGCCAGTCAATCGCGTGAGCAGTTTGAATACAATTTACAGCGCGTGCGGGATCAGTACAACAGGTCGCGGGCGGCCATTCAGCAAGCCATGCAGCAGGACTTTGGCGTCCCGGCTTATCAGCTGGATTGGCGGCGTGATTTCTCGTTTGCCAATGCGCCGCCGCGACAGGGGGCAGGCGCTGGCACGGGAGCCGCTGCAAACCGGCCGCCCTTGCGTTTTAACCCGGCATCGGGCGGCCTGACAGAATGAGCGACATCCGCGTCCGCGGCCCAGACGGGCGCGTTGTGATCTTCCCGGCGGGCACGTCCGAAGAGACAATGCGCAATGCGCTGCACTCCTATTACGGCGGCGGGCGCCAGCAATCGCGGCCGGAAGCGTTTCGCCGTAACGCTGTTGACTCGCTGACGTGGGGTCGGGCCGATGAGTGGTCTGGCGCGTTTGCGCGGGGATCAGTGGGTGATTTGGGCGGCATGCTGCGCGGCATTGAGCGCAACATGCCATTGTCTTTTCTCACGCCCGGTTTATCGGACGAGCAGATTGAGCGGCTAAACGCCAGAGAGCGTGAATTAGGCATTAGAACGCCGTTGAATGATCCTGCCGTTCGGGCGCGAGGCGACGAAGCGGAAAGCCGCGCCACCGAACGTTCCCGCGGCGATCTGGCGGCCGCGCAGTTTCAGCACCCAGTGTCGTCAATCGCGGGCTCCATCACGGGCGCCCTCCCGCTTGGAGCGGTTGGCGGTGGCGCTGCGGCTCCAGTGCGGGCAATAGGCGGCGCAGTAACCGGAGCGGGGCGGGGCCTTTTGGCGCTTGGTCGCGGCGGACGCGCTGCAGCGCCAGCCGCTGCCGCGCGCAGCCGAGATGCGGCAGGAAGGTTTGTGGCGGGTGCGGCAGCGGGGCGTGCGGCGACACCAGCAACAAACGCCGCGACCACAGCAGCGGCGGAGGTCGCGCCGCGCTTTGCGCCGACGTTGGCTAGGCGCATTGGCGCGGCAATGGGCGCAGGCGGCGCTTTTGGCGGGGCACACGGCTACAACTCAGGCCGGGACGGCGAACGCCTTGAAACCGGCCTGCGCGGCGCTCGTGACGGCGCCCTGTGGGGCGGCGGCTTGGCGGGTGCAAGCGGCGTGCTCGGTCGCGCCATGCGGATCAACAACCCACGCGTCCAAGCGGCGGCAACGGGCGGCCTTCTGGGCGCCGGCACGGCGGCAGGAACATACGCCATCACTGGCGACATGGGCTTGACGCCGCAGCAGCGCACTGAAGCAGCATTGATGGCGGGCGCGCTGGGCTTGGGCGTAGGCGCAAGCGGCGCAGGTATTCGTCGCGCCTTAACGCGCAATCGCCCTGAAGAAAACGTCATGGGCCGCTTGGCGCGCCGCAGCAATCTGACGGTGCAGCAGCTGGATGAGCGGATTGCTGCGGCACAGAAAACAAATCAAGGGCGCGTTTTTGCCGACATTCTGGGTCGTCCAGCGCAGCGTCGCGGGCGTACTTTGGCGGAAATGCCTGGCGAGACGCTTGAGATCGCCGCAGCCCGCATGAACGAGCGCATGGCGAACCAAGGCGAGCGCATCGGGCAGGCTATCTCTCGGCAAGGGCGTCGCCCCGCTATGGATGCTTTGAGCGAGCGTGTGGAAAAGGCGTCGGCTAAGTTGTTGACGCCCGTCATGCGCGCCGTGACGCCGGAGGGCCGCGGCCGCGCAAGCCAAACGCTGGCCGACCTGCAGCGGCGGCCAACAGTGCGGGGCGCTATGCAAGCGGCGCAAGAGATGGTCGAAGAAGATGTGGCGGCCGGGCGCCTTGCTTCGACAGCTATGGACGATCCGGTTCAGATGCTGCACGCGCTGAAGATTGTGCTACAGGCGCAAGCGCGAGACCCCATGACACTGGGGCGAAATTCGCTTGGCCTCATTGACAATGCGCAACTGGTGGCGGCCTCAAACGCCGTTTCGGACACGTTGGAAGCTGTTGCCCCTGGTTACGCTAACGCCATGGCGCAACTTCAGCGATTGATCGTGCCGCGGGAAATCATGCGGACGGTCGAAAACGCTCAGCGCGGGGATGTGGTGAACGTGGCCGGCGCCGCGTTGCGCAACCCCCAGGTGCGCCGCAGCATCGCCCAACGTCCTTACAGGCGCATTGGCGACATGCTTCGCCAGGAGGATGAATTGTATCAGTCGGCGCGCCGCATGATGCCGGACTCGGGGTCGCAAACGACGCCGATGGCCATGGATGTCATGGACCAACTGGCGACAGAAAACGTGCCGCTGTCGTTGCAAGGCTGGCTTGACCGGGCCGCGAGGCACATGATGGCAGGTCCCCGCGAGAGCGTCCGCAACCAACTGGGCGCCGCGCTTTACGAGCCGGTTGACCGCGGGCTTTCCGACTTCAACCCTGAGCGGATCGCCGCTGCCCGCGCTTGGCTGCTGCGCGACATGCAAAGGCGAGCGGCGGCGGGCCGCAATCAGATTGGCGACGCGGCAAGCGGCGCCGTTGGCGTGATGGATCAATCGGAATGAGCCTGCGCGCACGGATGCTTTTAACAGCGCTTGGCGCGCGTCCTCGGGCAACGGCGGCAGGCGCTGCGGCCGTGGCTGGCGGAGTTGCCTTGGCAGCCCCGCGTGAAGCGCAAGGCGAGCCTCTGGCTCCGATCACGCGCCAAGAGGTCGAAGACCTGTATGTGCGCGTGGGCGACAGTCCTGCGCCTCGGGTATCGCCGGAACAGAGCCAGCGCGAGGGGCGTAGGCAGGGCCTCGCTTTGGATTGGTACGACGATATGCGCCGGGGCGGCCCGCGCGCTCGCTCCGCCCTCCAACAACTGCGCGAGCAGTATCGAGCCGATCCAACAAATCGCGATCTCGCGGCCCGTTTGATTGCCGCGGAGCAGGCTTATGATCCCGTGACATTTGCCGCCGCGGCCAATCCCGATGAGTTCGGCGGCGGTCGCCTCACGGGCGAAGTGGCGATCGGCGCCGGGATTGGTATCCCGACATACCTTGCGAGCCGGCGTTTTGGGCAGCGCGGGCAGATGGCCGCTGGGGCTGCTGTTGGCGCCCTCAAAGGCGGCGTCTATGGCGCCGGGGCAGGAACGGGCGAAGCGACGACGGAAGATCGCATTACAGGCGCTGCCCGCGACGCCGCTATAACGGGCGCGGTGAGTGGCCTTGCTGTGCCGGTTATGCGCCTAGCGTCTCGGGCGGTCCAGCACGCCCCCATCCATCTGCAACAAGCGCGAAACGCGCTGACACCTAACTACAGCGGCCCGCGCGCGGTTGACATGAGGTCGCGGCTGGGCGCTCCGCGAGAGCTGACGCTGCGGCCCGGCGTGTCGGCTGATGAAGTCGTAGCGCGCGCGCAGGCAGCGGACGACTATCGCGCCTCAGTCCCGGCTTGGCGGCGCGGTCTTGAGCCGTCGCCGCTTGTGCCGCGTCTGCAGGCGGCGGTGAACCTAGACGATGCTGGACGCGCGGAGCAGCGCCGACTAGGCACGGCGGAGATCGCGCGGCGTATGCCTCCTCCAAGACGCTTTAGCAGCGTCGAGCCGACAGTCGCGGTCAATCTGGAGCGCCGCGCTTTGCTGCCGCAGTTTGACGTGGCGGAACTGCGCACGGCGTCCAATCAGGAACGCTCGCGACTGGCGAACCTGCTGCGCCGGCGCCTGCGGGACAATGCCCTGACCGACGATGAATACGAGTTTCTGGCGACGCCCGCAGGGCGAGAGCGGTTGCGGCAGTTAGGCGTGTTTGCCCCGAATGCCCCCATCGGCGAGCCTGTTGTTCGTCCTGCCGCGCGATCAGTTAACCCGTCGCTTCGCGACCGAGTGCCGCAACGCATCGCGCCGGAGGCGGCGCAAGAACTGGCGCGGTCGTTGTCGTTTAGGACGCCTGTCAGCGTGCCCCGCGTCAGCCCACAAGATCCCGTCTCGCCGCGCCGCGCTGGCCTTACCGCGCTGCTGTCAAGCCGGAGGGTGACGGGGTATGCGCCGGACACCGAGTCGCTGCTGACCAAGGGCTCAAAACTGGCGGCAGCCGCTATTCCGATCCCAATCGCAGGGGGCGTTAACTCTATGATGGGGTGGGAGTCCACGCCGAAACCCCAACCAAGCGATTTTCTTGGCACCGACCCTGAAGCGCGGCGGCGCTTGGCCGAGGGCGGCGTTCAAGAAGACATTGGCACGGCGACAGCCGGCGTTTCTGACGCTGCCGCCAACGCAAGTCGCCGCATCGACGACGAGATCGCGGCCTTAGAGCGCGAGGCGGCAAGCTTTGAGCAGGAGGCGCGGGATCAACTGCGGCGCAACCCGCCGACGCGGTGGGTTCGCCGCGGCGAAGAGCGTGTGCAGATCGACAATCGGCGCGAGCATAGAGCGGCGCAGGCTAACGCGCAGGAGCTTCGAGGCAGGGCCGAACAGGCGCGGCAGGCAGCACAGCGGCTGGAGGCGTCGCGGGCTCAGCGGATTGAGGCAGAAACGACAGCAGCCCGGCGTCAGCTTGAGGGCATGCGCGGGCGGTTGGCGGCCCTTAATGAGTAGGTGCGTTGTCGTCGGATTTCCGGCGGTTGGGGTCTTGGTCGATAACTTCCCCTGCCAAGAAAAGACCAAACCAGTACACGAGCACGACGCATGCGATTGTCAGGAAGATTTTGGCGTCGGCCCCGAAGAGTATCTCAAACAAGCGGTGCGCAAACAACACACCAACCAAGAGAGCAACCAGCCCCCCGAGGGCGATAGCGACGCCGTAAGCAATTCGTGACGCCAGTTTCATAGCAAACTCCGCAGGACGACGATGCCAAGAGACTCAAACGGGACATACACGCGGGCGGTGACGCCTCCCGCCAACGGGGATGTTGCGAGCGCGACCGACTTCAACACCGAAATGGACGACATTGCAACGGCGTTCACCGGATCGTTGACGGCCAACGGCTCGAAAGCCTGGGGCGCGGACCAGAACGCTAACGGCTACCGGCTGGTGGGCCTTGGGACACCCGCCTCAAGCGGTCATGCGGCCACCAAGGGCTATGTGGACGGCGCGTTCCAGCCGGTGGATGCCACACTGACGGCCTGGGCGGCGCTGGTCGGCAGCGCGAACCAAATCGCGTATTGGACCGGGACCGACACGTTCGCGCTGACGGGCTTTACGGCGTTTGGCCGGTCGCTGGTGGACGATGCGGACGATGCGGCGGGGCGCACGACACTTGGCCTCGGCACCTCCGCCACGGTGAACACCGGCACAAGCGGGGCGACTATTCCGCTTTTGAATGGGGCGAATACGTGGTCGGGGGCGCAGACGATTACCACGTTGCTCACGTTGCAGAACGGCTCAGACCGCGCCATTGACGTGCGTGATTCAGGTGGCACGGTTCGGGGATTTGTTGGAGTTGCTGGAATTGACGGCGCAGCGCCAACTAACGCTTTGCGCCTTCGTGGCGAAGGTGGCGTTTTCCTCTCATTTAACGGCGGCGGCGGGTTCTCTCTGACGAGTGCGTCAGCGGCCACTTTGGGCGGCTCCACCGTCTGGCACGCAGGCAATGACGGCGCTGGCTCCACCATGGATGCCGATCTGCTCGATGGCCTGCAAGCCACCGCCTTTGGGCGCTTGGGTGTAGCCAATACCTGGACTGCGGCTCAGACGTTTAACGTCAACCCGGAAATCCCGGTTGGCATCTATGCTCGGTTTGGTCTCACAGGGACCAATGATTGGTACTTGGGAAAACCCAACACGACCGACCTGTATCTGTACCGTGATGCGGGCGTCGCCTGGATCATTAGCGGATCTGGTCTTGAGATCGCGCTCGGCACCCTCCTCGCCCCGATCCGCATCGGCTCTGAGACCAGCGGAACGCTGACCAGCGCAAGCCGAAACACGCAGGTCCACTGTTCGGGCAACATCACATTGCCCGCCTCAGGCATGACAGACGGGGACATCATTCTGATCGACCCCCGCGGCACAGCCAGGACCATCACCCGCCCTTCGGCCCACACGATGTACGTCAATGACTCAGACGTGGCGACGGCGACGACGCCAGCCCACAATTTGGTCTCGGCCAAATTCTGCGGCGGGTCAAAGTGGGTGCTGCAGGGGGCGGTGTGATGCTCATCGCCGCCATCGCAGGCACAATCGGTGGGGCCCGCGTCAGCATCACCAATCAGGGTGTGAGTGATGTGCAGCCCACCCCAGGCACAGCATTTGCTGGTTATCGCCTCACGACGACGGGCAAGGTGCAAACCAGCGCCGGTTCTTATGCGGATGTCGAGGACTGGATTACGCCCACCAGCGCAGCTTCGGGGGCCTATGAAGTCAAAGCCACGCTCAACAGCGGCGCGCTGACGACAGGCACGACCGGATCATGGCTGGCCTTGTCCAGTACGCGCGAGTGGACCGTGGAAACATCGATTGGCGTGGTTGATGCTAATCTCACAATCGAAATTCGGCGCGGATCGACGGTGCTGGACAGCGCGACAGTGACCCTCTCGGCGCAAGTTGAAAGCGGAGCATAGCATGACCGATCAAGAGCTTATCGACCTCATGGCGACGTGGCGGGACACGCTGCACGCGGAGCAAGCGGCGCGCACAGGGGCGCGCGCCGCCCGTGTCGGGGACTTTGCCGAAGTGGTGCGGAACTATGCGTGGCGGATTGCGGAGGCCGCTGAAGAAGCGGGCGCGCCGGTGTCGCTAATTGCGTTTGATCCGCCTGCAGAGGAGCCTGCGCCGTGACCGACATTGATGTGAGCGCGGCTCTACCGGATTGGACCGACGTACGGGCGGAGCGCGTCGGGCCGCTGTGGGTCGTGTCGGGCGTTGATCCAGCATCCACGCCACGCAGCGGGGCGCGCGACGACCTCGACAGCCTCTTGGCCGATCTGGCCGCGCAGGGCCGGGAGCCCGTGGCGAACGAACCCGTGCTTGACAGCGACAGCTGGCCCGATGGCCTGCACGCCAGCGCATTGGACGAAACAGCCATCGAGCCGGTCGCCGCGCCGGAGCTGGAGCTAGAGCCGAAGCCGGAGCCCGAGCCCATGAGCTTTGAGCAGCTGGCGCAAGCCGGCATCATGCTGATGGAGGACGAGCTGACTATCCGGCGCGGAGTGGCCATCGCCCGGATCAGCGAGCACGCCGACGCGCTAATCGCGAACGCGGTCGATCCGAACCGGCGCACGGAGTTTGCGGCCGAGGTGGCCGTGATCTGGAACAAGCGGCAGATGGGGATCGACCTCACGGCAGAAGAGCAGGCGGTGGAGGCTGAGCACGCTGCCCTGAGCGCTTGGGAAGGGCGTGTGCGGGCGTTTGAGCGGGCCTTGCGCGACGCGGTGCGCCAAGCCTCGCTTGACATGGTGCGCGAGATTGACGTGGACGGCGCCGGGTGGCCGCAACGATGAGCGTGCTGCGGGCAATCTATCGCGCGGCCCGACAGGCAGGCATTCCCGACGAGATCACCCACGGCTATCTGCGCTTCGGACCCGAAGGCATGACGCCCGCCGCGCGGCAAACACGCGCCGCCGAGATGGGCATGGAGCCGTTTTTTCGCGGCATGGGCGACCCGCACGAGCGCAGCCGCACGGTGGGCTGGGCGTCCTCCCGGCCTGATGTGGCGTCGACGTATGCCGTGGACGAGTTCGGCGGCATGGACGGGGCCAATGTGATGCCCTTGATGGTGCGTACGGACGATCTGCCGACCGTGGAAGGCGCCGGGCGCATGTTCGACCAGATTGCGCCGGAGGGCGTGCCTGCGTCGCTGCGCCCGCATCTGCCGACCGACTTCGCGGCTACGCCTGACGATTATGCAGCTGCGGCCTACGACGCGGGCTTTCCTGGCGTGCGCATCCGCAACGTCATTGACGACAACACGCGCCGCGGCGAGCGCTTGCCGCCGTCGGACACGGTGATGCGCTACCCGCAGCCGGGGCAGGTGGAGAGCGGCTATCGCTCAGTTTACGCCGCGTTTGATCCGGCGCGGAGACGCTGGGCCAATCTGTTGGCCGGAACAAGCGTAGCTGCGCCGACAGGGCTTGGCCTTCTCGCCCTCTTACGACAACGGGAGCAGGACATATGATGGACGACGGCGGCCCGCGCGCGAGGGAGTTTGCGGCGGGCATTCCGGCTTTTAACGCCGCAGTCGCTCTAATTTGGGCGCGCTGGCGACGCTGGATTGTGACGGGCGCAGGAGGGCTCGGCCTCGTGTGGCTTCTCATGCACCATCTTTTGTTTTGGGCGGCCACGGTGGCCGCCCTTTTTGTGTGGTACTGGTTCGCCGACACGCCGCGCGTCCGCGCCTGGTTGCGGCACGCAATCACGGCGCTTCGGCTGCGGCTGTTGCCCCCCGCGGGGGTGTACTTCGTTTGGTCATCGCCGGCGCAAGACGCCGATCATGCACAAGCGCGATCTGCCTTCCAGGCCGTGATGGCGCAGCTGGCGGCGTTGCCGCGAGACGTTGACGGCGACGGGAGGGTGGAGCGGCGCAAGTGGCTGTACGCCGCCACAGAGCAAGCGGATGGGCTGATGATCCGCGGCGACGATCCCTTCTTGGCAATTCGGACACGACCCTTGGCCGCGGCCTCAGCCCCCGTAGCGCCTATGGGGTTCGTGGGGGCGGCGGCGGCCGGTGGGGTGCTTTCTCGCTGGCGATTGCTTGTCATGGTGGCGCTCAGCGCCGCCGCTGCCCTTTTGTATGCCCGCGGTGAGGTGCTTGAGGCGGGGCGCGACGCCGCCCGTGCTGACGCGGCTCGCGCGGAAGAGCGCGCCCAAGCCGCGGATCGCCTGCGCCAAGAGGCCGAGGCTGACCTCGGCGAATGGATTAATCGCAGTCAAGAGGACGTCCGGCTCGTTCTCGAAGAAAACCGCATCAGCCGGGAATATCTGGCGGCGCAGGAAGACCGGCGCCGCCGTTTGGAAGCACGGAGGGCTGAACGTGAACGCCAAGCCGCAGAAGCTGTTGTTAACCCTGATCCTGTTGACCTCACTGGGAGCCTGCGCGAGCTTGCAGCCCCCGCCGCCGCCGCCATGCCCGAGATGCCCCCCGCCGCGCCCGGCAGTGATCCCGCCGGCGGAGTGTCAGACGGAGAGGCCGGGAGTCCCGGTTTTTGAGCCTGCGCCGTTGCCGCCGCCTAGCAACCCGCAGCACGCTGTTGCAGCGGCGTTGCAGGCTATGAGCTTTGCCGACGTGCTGAGAGTGTACGCGGCCGAAGGCGACGATTTGCACAACAGATGCGCGGAATGGGCGCGGCGGGTTAACGATGAGTGATTTTCTGACATCGCGGGATATGTGGGCCATCCAGCGCGAGCTGGGGATCGCCCAAGCGCGGGATGAGGCCTTAGCCAAAGAGCTGGCCGAGATCCGCACAAGCTTGTCGAGGCTGTCGACAGAGATCGGCGCCCACGAGGGCCGCATGATTGCGCAAATGGGTTCGCTCCGGGCTGAGCTGATCACAGAGGCCGATCGGGCATCCCATAAGATGCACATGGAGCTGCGCGAGCTGTCCGCAAAGGTTGACGACCAAGGCCGTCAAAGCAGCAGGCTATTGCTGATTGTGGCGGCCATTGCAGGCGCGGCTCTAGGGCTGGAGGGTCTGAGCAAGCTTGGCTTGCTGTGACGTTGAGAAAGGGCTGATCCATGTTTGACACACTGAAAGAAGCGGCGGCGCGCCTGCGCCCGCCGAAGCCTGAACGCGCGCCTGAACCCCCCGGCGTAATCCCCGAGAGCCTGGTCAAAAGCGCCGAGCTGGCCAGCTGGATCGCCTTCGCCGCGCTCGTGTATTTCCTTTGGACTTACACGCTTGACATCGCGGGCGACCGTGCCGCCGCGCTCCAGCTTGACAATGTTGGCCCTTATGAGGGCCTCGGGCTATCGTTTTGGTTCCCCTACATTGTGGGCTTCGCCGCCGTCGCCGTGGGCATCCCCTACGTCGCCAAGAGCGCGATCCCGGTGTTCATGAGCTTGTCCTGGCGCGGGCAGGCTTGGCCAAAGCTGTGGGCGCTCATCATCGCCATCAGCGTGTCGCTGGTCATCATCGCCGGCACGTTCGCCATCCAGGGCGACGCGCTCATGGAGCGGGACCGGGCGAGCGCCGTGGCGGTGGAAGAGGTCGCCCAGAACCGGGCGGCCATCGAGGCGCGCATTCAAGCCCGCACCGACGACCTTAACCGGCTGACGGCGCCGGAAGACGACACGCCCAATATGCAACAAATGGCGGCGCGCGCCGGGGAGGCCGCATGGGCGGAGCGCGTCGCTACGGCCACGGCGCAGAACAGCTCACAACGCCTGTCTATTGAGCGCGCTTTGTCAGACGCTCGGGCCGCCGACCGCATCCGGGCAGACATCGAGGAATTGCGCGTCCAGCTGGCCACGGCGCCCACGACAGCGGCCGTGAGCGCCACGGTCGAAACCGGCAGCGGGGCCGTCATCGGCAACCTCATGGCGTGGGTCGAGACGTATCGGGCCATCCTCTTGAGCCTTGTCATGGACATTGTGTGCCTTATGATGCCCTGGATAGCGTTGCGCCTGCGCCAAGCGCGAGAGGCTCAGCTGGCAGGCCACGCGCCGCCAACGGTGGAGCCCGCTGGAGAGGCGATCACCGATGAGGGGCATATGATCCCGGACTTGCGTGGCCACGATCCCCTGGAGCCCCAGGTGGACGCCTACTTCGAGGACATTGCGGCCAAGCGATCACAGGCCGCGCGCAAGGGCTGGACCAAGCGCAAGATGAAGGTGCAGACCAAGGACGGCGCTTTCGAGACGCAAGGCATTGTGGAAGAGCGCGACCCGCCGCTCAGCCCTGCCGACAATCGCGTGGCGCGGGCGCAAGAGGAGACCGCGCCGACGCCAGAGCAGATTGCCGCGGCGGCGCTTGCCACAGCGGCGGCGGCGGAGATCGTGGTGGACGCGGACGCCGCGTCTGACCTGACCGATGACGAGTTGATCGCCCTGTATGGCGAGGGCGCGGAGCAACTGCCGGACGGCGAAGGCGTCATGGTGCGGCAGGCGGCGGAGTGAGGTGTAAAACCGCTTTGTAAAACGCCGGCTGCCAGATCGGTCTAATCTCAAGGCGGGCTTGGAGCGGGTAGCGGGAATCGAACCCGCGTAGCCAGTTTGGAAGACCGGCGCTGCTCCATGCGCGCCTTTGCCTTTGGTGTAAAACCGAGCGCCAATTAGGCCCCTTGCGCTTGCGCCAGTGTAAAACCGCGCTCGGCCTCTGGATCGACATACGTCGCCAGCATGCGCGCCACTTCTCCTTCGCTCCAACCGAGCCGCCGCGCGATCTGGCCATTGCTGAGCCCTTGAGCGCTCAGCCGCGACGCGGCCAAGCGGCGCAGCCCATGCAGCCGATACTTAATGCCAAGGGCGTCCAGCTCCGCCGTCAGGCTGTTATGCAACCCGTCTGGCGTCCAGGGCTTGCCCTTAGTGTTGGTGAGGACCGTCAGCTTGCTGCGGTCGCAGCGGTCCAGCGTGGCCCGTAGCTCGGGCGTCAGGTCGATAATCGCTTCCCGGCCAAAACGCGCGCCTTTGCTTGTGCGCCAACGGATGACGCCCGCTCCCTCGTCGACGGCCGCCCATGTCAGCGCCACAAGATCACCGCGCCGCAAGCCGGTGTTGACCGCCAAAGCAATCGGCGCGGCTAGTTTTGGCGGCAGCCGCGTCATGGCCAGTTGCAGCGCGGCTTCGGTCCACGCCGGTTGCGGCGGGGCGCGATAGGCCGGGCGCATGTCGGCGCAGGGCTTGCACGACGCAGGCAGAACGTCTTCGCGTCGTCCGTAGCTCGCCACTGCCCCGAGCACGGTTCTGATCTGATCTGCCACGCGCGGCGTCGACGCCTCGGCCCGCCATTTGCGGATTGCGTCGCGTCCGACCCGCTCGCCAAACTGCTTCAGCGCCACCCGCCCAAGCCGAGCTTTAGCCTCGCGCAAGTATGGCTTGTAAAGCGCCTGCGTTTGCGCGCTTAGGGCCGCGAAGTCGGCGCTGCGCTCGTAGTCGTCTAGGAGCCGCGCGACCGTGCCAGGCGCCGGTCGCTCGTCCCGTGCAGCCACATAGGCACTGGCGATTGCCACAGCGTGAGCGGCTTCATCCTCTGGCGCTCCGCGCCACAGCAGATCGCCGCCCCGGCTGGCGTACCAATAGACGCGGCCTTTTGCGACGACCCTATGAGCGCCGGGAAGCACGATCCCTGATCCTTGCCGCAAATTTTTCAACATCGGTCACCTCCTGCGGAGCAGGGGGAGCAGAGTCGGTTAACGGTTCTGCGGCGGGCTCGGCATGCAGCGTCAGCGCGCCCTCTCGCAGCTCCACAGCGACGCGAGCCGGGCCACTCCAGCCGCTCTCGCGGAGCAAACGCAGCGCCAAAACCCGCGCTCGGTTCAGGTCGGCGGCGGTCATGGCTGCGGCTCCTGTGCTTTTGCAATCTCCGCCCAAAGCAGGGCGGCGATGAGGGCGCGGGCGGGAGTTAAGCCAATGGCTCCGTGATCGCCGATTATAGCGCTCCAATGAGCCGATCCGGCATGGCCTTCAACATCAAGCACGCACCCCGGCAACCGCCGCTCTACCAGCGCCACGGCGGCGTCAAGCGAGGTTGTAAAATGCGGCAGCGGCTCCCATTCGCAATCGTCCTGCCAGCGGAATTGCCATACGGCGTCCAAGCT